TTAAAGGTTACGATCCAGAGTAATAAAGACCTGCCCCAAGGCAGTCACTTCATCCACGCCACACTCGAAGTGGCTTTCCTGACGGGTCACGCTAAGTCGGTTACCGGGAATACGGGCCACATCGTAAACATCCAGATCACCATCGATATCCAGCAACCAGCGGCCATTGCCCGGATGGGTGCTGCCCAGATCAATAATCCACGAGTGATGGCCTTTCACAACATAAGCCGGTTGAGTCAGCGAATCATCCAGCAGCGAAGGATCAACAGACCAGACGCCCTCTTCTTCCAGCGCTCCGCCACGCAATCTCAATTTTTTAAGTTGACGGATGTCACCGGACGCTGCTGCGCCTGAAAGCGCTGAATCCTGCATGTTTCCTTTGCCTGTCGCCAGCCAGCGTAATGACACGCCGGTGTCCAGCGCACAGGCCACGACCACATCACCGGGGAAATAATCTCTTCTTACCCAGGTACTTATTGTTCCAGATGACAAACCGTACAGATCCCCCAGCTCCTTCTGCATGCTGAAGCCGTAAGCCTGAAGCATACGCGTCAGAACAGCTTTTCCACCTTCAAGTTCATCTAATTGCATCTGGCGAAAACCCCTGAATCTGTAAATATCATCTTGACAACTCGCAAATGCAAGCTTAGATTGATTATGTAATGTACCGACTGACGACCATGATACCAAATTTACGGCGTCGTGGAGAAATAAGGAGACGCGATGTTTTTAGGAACAGAGCAGCAGCGCCAGACCGGACTGCGCCATATCGCTCATCTGAAAGAAATTTATTTCGCTCAGAGTAAGGATCGGGTTGAGGTTATTTATGATCAGGCCAGTGAAAAATGGAAACTTACCTTATGTTTTCATGCCGGCCTTAAACGTCATCATACCTTACTGACATATTCACAATTAAATGATCAGGAACAAATGAAAATAACACAGGCCTTATTATCACTACGCCATTTCACGGCGATATTTAAAGGAGAACTTTACTGATGGCAGACTGGATAGATGAATCGCAGGAGTATCAGTTAAAAATCCTTCAAGCACAGATTACGCAGGCTACCCGCACGCAGCCTTCGCCGTCTGCCTTCTTCTGCGTGGATTGTGACACTCCCATTGCGGAGCCACGCAGGAAAATCATTCCCGGTGTACAGCGATGTATTGAGTGCCAGGAAATTGAGGAAATTAAAAGAAAGAATTATCGCCCCATATAAACCTTCAAATTAATACTATTAAAGTTCGCGTCTGCGCTGGAAATAAACTTATTTCCAGAAGGTTTTTTGCATTCTAATTTTCGGAAATAAACATGTCAGATAACAGAGGCAGGGTAATGCCTTCCCCGCCGCCGGCTTTTAACCGGGCAGCCGGGCAATTGTTCGCAGGGAAATGGGGGTGGAATGCCCCGCGACCGGCGCTCAGCAGTCCGCTGGAAAAACCTCTTAACCGTGATTTCTTCCTCCGCCAGCAAACAGCCCTTTCCCGGATGGCAGCATTGCCTCGCTGTCTGCGTACGCCTTTACATCAGCGGTATACGTTTTTGCTGAAAACAAAGGGAGTCCGCGCGGCGGTCCATTTTCTGATGACAGTGTTTACGCAGCGTTTGTGGCCGCGGATTCAGCAGGTGAATGTGCGCAACACCCTGAACCGTCAGATCTCGCAAAAGCTCCTCATGGAAGAAGAAATGTTTAACCGCCTGCCTGATCTTAATGATGACAGCCTGAGAAGGCTGGCCAGCAAGCTGGCAGTGCATATGCAAGATGCGTACGAATATCACTGTGAACGCTGGCTGCAAAATCGACCCGATCAACCTGACGTGTTATTGCAAGACAGCACGCAGCACGAGATTTACGGGCATATCGCGGCGATGGCCCGCTCTTGTCGCGTACAGCCTCTTTACTGGCAGAGATGGCAAAAAGGCCGTATGACCGCACATTCAGCCGTCGCCAGTATTTCCAGGCTGGTCAGCGGTGAATGGTGGGAAAAACAGCTGCGTTCAAAACAGCGTTTGTGGCGCGAAGCCCTGATGATTGCCTGCGGTTATGTGAGCCGCGCAACATCGCCATATGCCAGTAAAAATGCCATCCGTGATGTGGTGTCACGCCGCTTATCCGCCATTAATTACCTGAAACAATGCCAGCTCGAAAATGTCGAATCAGGGGAAACACTGAGCCTGCTGGAGACCGTATTAGCCAGCATTTCCAACCCTAAACTTCGCCGTATGGAACTGATGACCCTGATCGCCGGTATCGAAGATGTTGCTGACCAGCAGCGGGACTGCGGCCTGTTTATCACGCTGACCACACCTTCAAAATACCATCCGCTGAAAACGACTGGCGCCGGATCATCACCCATTTTTAACCAGAAATGGGATCAGCACGCGTTTACACCCAAAGATGCACAACGTTATCTGGTCGCGGTCTGGGCAAAAATCCGCACCACGTTTAAAGACCGGAACCTGAAAGTGTACGGTGTGCGCGTCGTCGAACCGCATCACGACGGCACCCCGCACTGGCACATGATGCTGTTCACACCAGCGGATCAGCAGCAAAAGGTGACTGAAGTAATGCGCCGTTACGCACTGGAAGAAGATCCGGATGAGCCAGGCGCTGCGGAGTCACGTTTTAATTGTAAGCCGCTGAACCGCGGCGGTGCGGCGGGTTACATTGCGAAATATGTCTCCAAGAATATTGATGGTTATGCGCTTGATGGCGAAAAGGATTTTGACTCCGGACGCATGCTTACTGATGTCGCGACCGCGGTCACCTCATGGGCATCGACGTGGCGGATCCCGCAATTTCACGCCATTGGCATTCCTGCCGTCGGCGCGTGGCGTGAATGTCGGCGGATCAGACATCAGAGTCTGAACAGCCGCTTTGATAAACGCGTAGAGGACGTCCGCAGCGCCGCCGACCAGGGGGATTTTGCCGGTTATATCCAGGCACAGGGCGGCATACATATTCCGCGAAAAGAGCAAACGGTTCGCGTTGCGCGCCAGCTCAGCGGGGAAACCAATGCCTGGGGCGAGCCCCGTCATAAAGTCATCGGCATTTACGCGCCGCATCTTGGTACTTCGCTTATTTACCTGACACATACCGAACAATGGCGGATTGTCCGTCACCGGCCTTGTTCTGTGGAAATGCCGGAGATTCGCTTACCTTGGAGTTCTGTCAATAACTGTGGATCGCCAGCTTTCGCACAAAGCCATCAATTCATACAAAAATCGGATCAATAAAAATTAATGCATAAATTCAATGAATTATAATTTTTAAAATGCCCTAAGTGTTGACGTATTAGATCAATTAAAGAATACTGTATATAAACACAGTATCTGGCGAGGGGAGAAAATGGAAAACCTGACTAAACAACAGCTAACGTTGTCCAGGATACAACTGATCGCAGACATATCGCAGACAGCCCAATGCAATCCAAAAGAATTTCTGGTCATGATGTCGCTGATTTCAGAACTGGCAGGTCAGGCGCTGACTGACGAGAACCAGAACGCAGTCTGCTACAACGGGAGTACTGACGACCCTCACTGATTGCCAGACCCTGCGGCGGTAGTTGTCAACATTGTTGGCGCTTGCCCGACCGGTTTCCCTCCGGACTAAGCGCCCCGCCCTCTCCCTGTGTTATTTATCTGCTTCTCTGTTGTGCCAGTCGTTTCACATCCCTTCCAGATTGCCGCTCCACGCCCTATTCCGCAGACTGATCTCATCAAATGACGATTCTACTCACTCGCGGAGAAAACCCATGAAAGTCTATGCACAACAGGGCGACACCCTCGATTCCCTATGCTGGCGTTATTACAACCGTACCGCTGCGGTCGTCGAAAAAGTCTTTGCCGCCAATAAAGGCATCGCCGATTTAGGCCCGTTATTGCCTCACGGTACGGCCGTTGATTTACCGGACATTGCAGAACAACCGGTTCAGGAGGCGATCAAATTATGGGACTGAGTACTGAGCGCATCAGTTCAGGCTGCGCCTATTTTATTGCCACCTCACTGACCTGGCTCGCCAGCCTGACATCGCAGGACTTCGCCTTTCTGGTCGGCTCTGGTGTCGGGGTCGGTACGTTTCTGATCAACTGGTATTACCGGCGCAAAAGCTATCAGTTGCTGGCACGCAGCGGCCTGCGCAAAGACACCTATGAAAACCTCAACTCTTAAACGCTGCAGTGCTGCCGTCGTGTTAGGGCTGATGGCGGTATTGCCGGGCTATCTGTCACTGCAGGTGTCGGCAGAAGGATTGCGGCTTATCACCGATTTTGAAGGCTGTCAGTTGCAGCCCTACCAGTGCAGTGCCGGTGTATGGACCAGCGGCATCGGCCACACGGCAGGGGTTAAACCGGCACAAACCATTACCGAACATCAGGCCGCTGAAAACCTGCTGGCAGATATTCAGCAGACCGAGCTGGCCATTAAAAAATGTATGCCGGTGACCATGCCACAGCCGGTTTTTGATGCCGTCGTGTCCTTCGGTTTTAACGTCGGCACCGGAGCAGCCTGTCAATCCACGCTGGCATTTTTCATCAACCAGCAGCAGTGGCAGAAAGCTTGTGATCAGCTCCCGCGCTGGATTTTCGTTAATGGTGAACGTAATCGCGGGCTCGAACGCAGGCGAAATGCCGAGCGTGCCGTCTGCCTGAAAGGGGTCTGAATGCGCCTGTTACCGGCACTTCTGGCCGGGATGGTTTTGCTGATCGCCATCCTGCTGCTTTCCAACCGTTCATTACAGCACGACCTCAACAACGCTGGTCTGCAACGCGATGCCCTGGCAGCTCAGGTGAAGCAACGGGAGCAGCTGATCACCGTCCTGAACCAGCAAATGCGCCAGCGCGAGCAGGCTGAACTGGCGTTACGCGAAGACCTGAGCACGGCCCGGCAAATGATGCAAAGCCGCGAAAAACAAAGGCAGAGGAGCCTTCATGAAAATCTGCAAACCCGTCAGTGGGCTGATACCGGGCTGCCTGCTGATGTTAGCCGGCTGCACCAGCGTCCCGCCTTCAGCTCCGCCATCGATTATTTACGTTGGCTGTCCGGCGGTCAGCTCATGCCCGATCCCGGCCAGCAAACCGGTCACCAATGAAGATCTGAGCGCCGACATTCTCCAGCTGGAATCTGCGCTGATGGATTGCGGCTTACAAATCGAAGCCATCAAAAAGTGTCAGGAGGCACAACATGCAAAAACCGATTCAGTTGCAACAACGGCTGACTGAACAAATCCCTCAGCTTACTGCCGCACCGGAAAAACTGGCCCTGACTACCGGCGCCGGCAACGTGGTGGCCACGTCGGCACCTTCGCTGTCTTTTGAATATCGCTATCCGCTGACAGTGACGATTACGGATGAAGCGATCAGCGAAACGCTGGTCGATCTGACCGTGGTCACCGTCCTCGACTGGCTGCAGGTTAATCAGCCTGAGATCCTCGGCAACGCGGCGCACCGGCTGAGTGATTTCACTTTCACTCAGCAGGCGAACAGCCTGGTCCTGACGTTGCAACTGACTGAGCGCGTGCAGGTTTCAGATTCAGAAGATGTCCGCACCATCACGCATCTGCCTGAACCCCCATTGCCGGAAAACGTGACGCTGCCGCGTGAGGTTTATCTCAACGGAGAACTGATCAGCAGCTGGACGGTGTGACCCGGTAAACCTTGTTGTGTCAGCCGCTGGCGAACGGTCACCGGTTGTCGCTCAACCCTCTGAAACGGCATCCTTTATCCCATGAATACGACTCTTCAACTCAACGACATAATGCGGCTGATTGGCAATCTGGTGCGCATCGGCAACGTCTCTGAACTGGATTTGGCCAACGCACGTTGCCGCGTCGCGACGGGCAGCAACGTAACGGCGTGGCTGCCGTGGATGACGCACCGCGCTGGCCGCACGCGCAGCTGGTGGGCGCCTTCCGTCGGCGAGCAGGTTTTGCTGCTCTCGATGGGCGGCGAACTGAATACGGCGTTCGTCTTACCCGCCGTTTTCTCCGATGCCTCACCCGCGCCATCGGTTTCGCCAGATGCCCTTCATCTGGCCTTCCCGGACGGCGCCGTTTTTGAATATGAACCGGCACAAAGCACTTTGAAAGTGACGGGAATTAAAACCGCAGTCATCAACGCATCGCAGAAAGTTGAGGTAACAGCGCCCGAAATCCGCTGCACCGCCAGCACCCGCATCACGCTGGACACGCCGGAAGTAGTTTGCACAAGCAAGCTGACCACCGGATCCCTTGAAGTGAAACAAGGTGGCACGCTGACCGGCAACTTAATCCATAGCGGCGGCAGCCTGACATCCAACGGCATCGTTGTGCATACCCATCGCCACAGCGGTGTTCAGACCGGTGGCGGTCAGACAGGAGGCCCGCAATGAGCAATCCGAAATACCTGGGGATGGACAGAAATAGCGGTCTGGCTATCGAAGATCTCGACCATATTCGCCAGTCCGTCAGCGATATTTTGAATACGCCGGTGGGCTCAAGAGTGATGCGCCGTAATTACGGCTCGCTGCTTTCGGAGCTGATTGACCAGCCGCAAAACGGCGCCCTGCGGCTACAGATGATGGCCGTGTGTTACACCGCCCTGTTGCAGTGGGAACCCCGCGTTTCACTGACTGCTATCACTTTTGACACCGGCTACGACGGCAAGATGGTGATTGAACTGACCGGAAGCCGTAACGATACGGCGACGGATTTTTCCCTGAATATTCCTGTGAGCTGACACTTATGGCAACGATCGATTTGAGCCAGTTACCGGCCCCCGATGTGGTCGAACAACTGGATTATGAAACCCTGCTTGAAGAACGTAAAACGACGCTGATTTCACTCTATCCCGCCGACCAGCAGGAAGCCATCAGCCGGACACTGACGCTGGAATCCGAACCGCTGGTCAAGCTGTTGCAGGAGAACGCTTACCGCGAACTGATCCTGCGCCAGCGCGTCAATGAATCCGCCCGCGCGGTAATGGTGGCGTATGCGACGGGTAGCGATCTGGATCAGCTGGCGGCGAATTTTAATGTTCAGCGCCTGGTTTTACAGCCAGCGGATAACACCACTATTCCGCCAACGGCTGCCATTTTGGAAGCCGATAGTGATTTACGTATGCGCATCCCTCAGGCGTTTGAAGGTTTAAGCGTGGCCGGCCCGACCGGCGCTTACGAATATCATGCACGTTCGGCAGACGGGCGCATTGCGGATGCATCGGCAATCAGCCCGTCGCCCGCTGAAGTGACCGTCACTATTTTGTCACGTGATGACGACGGCGTTGCCTCCAGTGATTTGCTCCTTGCCGTGGAGAAAGCCCTGAACGATGAAGATGTCCGTCCGGTTGCCGATCGCGTCACAGTACAGGCAGCTGAGATTGTGCCTTATCAGATTGATGCCGTGCTGTATGTTTTGCCTACGCCCGAAATTGAGCCCGTCCGTGCGGCGTCTGAAGCGCAGCTGAAAACCTACATCAACACGCAAAGCCGGTTAGGTCGCGATATCCGGCTTTCTGCAATTTATGCCGCTCTGCATGTTGAAGGCGTTCAGCGGGTCGAACTGTCATCACCGCTGGCAGATATCGTGCTTGATAAAACTCAGGCGTCACTTTGTACCGATTACTCACTGACAGTGGGAGGCTCAGATGAGTGATCGTCTGTTACCTTCTGGCTCTACTCAGCTTGAAGTTGCGGCCGCACAGGCACTATCGCAAATCGGTAATCTCAGCGTTCCTCTGCGTGAACTCTGGGATCCTGATACCTGCCCGCTGGAGTTGCTGCCTTATCTTGCCTGGGCATTTTCGGTCGATCGCTGGGATGAAAACTGGACCGAACCGGCGAAACGCTCTGCCGTTCTCGCCGCCTGGTTCGTTCATAAACACAAAGGCACCATCGGCGCATTGCGACGGGTCGTTGAACCGCTGGGATATTTAATTCGCGTCACCGAATGGTGGCAGACCCAAGATGTTCCGGGCACTTTTCGCCTTGATGTCGGCGTACTTGAAACGGGCATTACGGAAGAAATGTACCAGGAACTCGAACGCCTGATCACCGATGCCAAACCCTGTAGCCGTCATCTGATCGGGCTCTCCATCAATCTTGACGTCACCGGTGATTTTTATATCGCCGCAGCGACTTACGACGGCGAAGAACTGACGGTTTATCCCTATTTCCCTGAAACCATTACTGCATCCGGATCTGTCTATACCGGTTCAGCCATTCATTTAATCGACAACCTGAGAGTTAATTATGACAGCTAAATATTATGCGTTGCTGACCAATCTGGGTGCAGCGAAACTGGCCAATGCTACCGCGCTGGGTACACAACTAAGTCTGACGCAATTGGCTGTCGGTGATGGCGGCGGTATTTTGCCAACACCGGACCCGGCTCAAACTCAGTTAATTGGTGAGAAACGCCGGGCAGCACTTAATTCTCTGAGTGTTGATCCGGCAAATACTAATCAGATTATCGCCGAACAGATCATTCCTGAAGATCAGGGAGGATTTTGGATCCGCGAGATTGGCTTATTTGATCAGGACAACACGCTGATTGCTATCGCCAACTGCCCTGAAACCTATAAACCCCAGTTACAGGAAGGCAGCGGCCGCACTCAAACCGTACGTATGATTTTAGTGGTAAACAGCACTGACGCGGTAACGCTGAAAATTGATCCGTCTGTGGTACTGGCAACACGCAAATATGTCGATGATAAAGTCATTGAGGTTAAGGCGTATGCGGATAGCCTGATGGCTGCTCACCTGGCGGCAGCTTCGCCTCATCCACAATATGAAATACCCGTTGGCATTCCCCTTCCCTGGCCAACAGCAACACCGCCAGCCGGTTGGTTAAAATGTAATGGCGCGGCATTTGATAAGGCAAAATATCCTAAACTGGCATTAGCCTATCCATCTGGCTTATTACCTGACTTACGCGGGGAGTTTATCCGTGGCTGGGATGATGGAAGGGGAGTTGATGCGGGGCGAGCTATCTATGGCGCTCAGGGTGCAACCGGTATAAGAACCGCTGCGCTGGATTACTTCGGAGCCGATGAAACAACAACAGGTGGAACAATAGGTACCCCTTTTGTTGCCGCAGACTCAGCGATTGCAGGACAGCCAGCAGGAGCTAAAAGCCCAGCCAATAGTACACTGGCTGCCATTATGGCGGATAACAGCATGACAGCCGTACAATTACCCGCCAACCTATCAAACCCTGCTGGCATATGGATCACTATGCGCCCCCGTAATATCGCCTTTAATTATATTGTACGGGCAGCCTGATTATTATTTAAGCTACTGATCTTACTAAACTTTGCTAAAGGAGATAATATTTTATCTCCTTTTTTATTCCCCCCGCTGTTGTGCCACCGCCCCCACGCCCCTGATGAAATGCGCTTTCTGTTGCGAACCGGCATCCTTGCTTCACCACCCACAACAGAGAGAGTCAACCTGATGGCTGATTATCATCACGGCGTACGTGTTGTTGAAATCAACGACGGCACCCGCGTTATTTCTACCGTTTCCACAGCAATTATCGGCATGGTTTGTACCGCAGAAGATGCGGATGCGACCGTTTTTCCTTTGAATACTCCGGTCCTGATCACTGATGTTCTGGCCGCCAGCGGTAAAGCAGGCACCAGCGGCACGTTGCGCTCAGCGCTTCTGGCGATTGCTGACCAGTGTAAACCGGTTACAGTCGTGGTGCGTGTTGCCACGGGCGAAGATGAGGCTGAGACCACCAGCAATATCATCGGCGGTTCTGATGCCAATGGCCGTTATACCGGCATGAAAGCGCTGCTTTCTGCTCAGGCTGAGCTTGGCGTTAAACCACGCATTCTCGGCGTTCCTGGTCTGGATAATCAGGCAGTCGCAACCGCGCTGGCAGGTGTTTGCCAGCAGCTTCGTGCCTTTGGTTATGTCGGCGTCTATGGCGCAAAAAACATTTCCGATGCGATTAAATACCGCGAGAACTTCAGTCAGCGCGAACTGATGCTGATCTGGCCGGACTTTATTAACTGGAATACCACCACCAGCCAGTCGGATATCGCTTATGCCACTGCTCGTGCTCTGGGCTTACGCGCCAAAATAGACCAGGAAACCGGCTGGCATAAAACGCTGTCAAACGTCGGCGTGAACGGTGTGACCGGCCTTTCAGCCAGCGTCTTCTGGGATTTGCAGGCGACCGGCACAGACGCCGATCTGCTGAACGAAGCCTGTGTCACCACGCTGGTTCGCAAAGACGGCTTCCGTTTCTGGGGCAACCGTACCTGCAGCGATGACACG